TAATACAACAACCAAAACGACACAATCATACTGTTAAACAACAGCCTCTTTACAGTTCCTTAAAAAACGGTTCGAGACCTACATTTAGAGAGATGATGGCAGATACAACACAAGCAACACAAGCAATACCAGCAATACCAGCAATACCAGCAACACCAGCAATACCAGCAATACCAGCAACACCAGCAATACCAGCAACACCAGCAACACCAGCAATACCAGCAATACAAACAATACCAGCAATACAAGCAGTTAATATACGAAGTCAAAAATTAGCTGCATTACAAGCCAAACATCAGGGTCCAAAAAGACCTATGCGCGAGAAACGTATAAAAACATATAAATATACTCTCGGTAAAAAGGATAGAAATGTAGGGGTTCTTATTAAAAATAATGAAACACGGCGTAATGTAAAGAAGGCACACGCCGAACTTAAAAAAAATAACATACTGGATATTAAAAAATATTTAAAAAAACATAATCTACTGAAGTCTGGAAGCGATGCGCCTCCGGATGTATTAAGACAACTATATGAGCAGACGCGATTGGCTGGAGAGATTCAAAATAGCAACAGCGACAATATGCTTCACAACTATTTAACGAAGTGATATAAAGATTTTTTATAAATTAATATTAACTATGACTCTATATGATGATTATTTCCGCTATGTCGATAAATGGAATAAGGAATTTGGTGCGAAAACGTTGGTTTTGATGCAAGTGGGAAGTTTTTTTGAGGTATATGGCTTGCGTGATACGGAAGGAGTCATAACAAAAAACGATATGAAAGTTTTAGAGAAAATGACCGGATTGAATATTGCCACAAAATCGGGGTTGTATGAAGATAAAAGTATTTTAATGGCTGGATTTGGATTAGGACAATTTGGTAAATATACCAAGTATATTCGCGAACATGATTACACAATTGTTATATATAAACAGGTGACGTCTTCTGGTAACGAAATAACACGTGAATTTTCGGAAATAATCTCTCCTGGAACCGTATTTGACGAAGACGACGACAGTATCTCAAACGTCACTATGTCGCTATGGATTGAGCATGTTAAAGCTACACGAGGTATCAAAGAAAGTATTGTAATGGGTGTATCTACGCTTGATATATTTACAGGTGTTACAACAATGCACGAGATTACCGAACTCTACAATCACGCACCAAATACATACGATGAGCTTGAGAAAATCGTCTCCATTTACTACCCAAAGGAGGCAATTATAATATCAAATATGGAGACAGATATTACGAATGAAATAATATCTTTCATTGGTCTTGATAATTGTAAAAATTACGTGGTTAATTATACCAGCGAAAATCACCTTTTGACAAAATACATAGAGAACGCCGATAAACAGACGTATCAGAAGGCGGCAATGTATAAATATTACCCCGAATTATCTGACGAATGTATTATCACAGACGTAATCCAACAATATGGTATCTCGTTACAATCGTTTGTGGTGTTGCTAGATTACATGTATGAACATAATTGTGATTTCACAAGCCAGTTGCGATTTCCCGAATTCAAACATGAGACGACCAAGTTAGTCCTCGCAAATCATTCACTCAAGCAATTGAATATCCTGGATGACAGTAGACATAGGGGTAAGTTTAAATCGGTCAGCAGCTTTCTTGATAATTGTAAGACAATTATGGGGACGCGTAAATTCCTACATGATTTACACAACCCTATTAACAACATTGATATTTTGAACGAGGGATATAAAATGACTGATAATGTAATCACGACTGGTGAGTGGGAATACTATCGCATTTCGCTAGCAGGCATTATCGATCTGGAAAAATTTAGAAGAGCTCTCCTTATGAAAAGAACGTCACCTAAGAAGTTTGCGAAGCTGTTTGCCAATATGGAGACAATAATGGAAATGGCAAATAATACGAGAACATACAACGACGACGTTCACGAGTATACGACACGAAGTGGTGACCCGATATCTAACTGTACGAGATTACTTGAAAAGATATCAGAAACATTCGTAATTGAAAATGCCGCGTTTGTATCCGAGGTGACTACGGAGTATCTCTCCGGTATTCCAACCGAAAGGTTACATTTTATTAAACACGGAGTGTCTGAAAACATTGATTCTGCGTTAGAAGAATATGAGAACCGGTTGGAAATACGTTACGCGTTACAGGTTTATCTCTCGTCGCTTGTTGCTATGAGCGAAAATAGAACACAGAACACCGAATATGTTAAGCATAACAATGCAGGAAAATCTGACCCATATCTTTTCGCTACTAAAAAACGAGCACTTAATTTAAAAAAAAACATTGGCTCGTTAAAGAGTGTGTCATTAAAATACACTAGTAAATCTGGTATCTCGAAAGAATATGTCCTTGACCTTGAAGACATTGTTATAACTAATAAGAATTCATCAAAATCGGAAAGTATTATTACAAGTAAACAGATTAAGGAAATTATGGGGAACATCGCATTGGCGCTCGATAAGATTATTGTTGCGATTACGACATTTTACCGTGAGCTACTTGATGATATGATTACGTATTGTGATTCTATGGACGTAGTCATCGCTTATGTGGAAAATATTGACACCCTTCAGAACAAAGCCTATATTGCGAGTAAATATAATTATTGCCGTCCGGTTATTCAAGCAGATGCCGCCAAATCATTCTGTGATTTTACGGCGATTCGCCACCCGCTGATCGAACATATTCAGGTGAACGAGTTATACGTAACAAACGACCTGTCTATTGGTAAGGAAGAGTCTAATTTTGACGGATTACTTCTATATGGTACGAATGCTGTTGGCAAAACCAGTTTGATACGCTCCATTGGAATAGCTGTTGTAATGGCCCAGGCGGGTCTTTATGTGCCGTGTGCGTCATTCAGGTTTTATCCTTATGATTATATTTTTACACGAATATTAGGAAACGACAATTTATTTAAGGGTCTCTCGACGTTCGCTGTTGAAATGTGCGAACTGCGGACGATTTTAAAAATGGCAACCAAAAATAGTATTATTTTAGGGGACGAACTTTGCTCTGGGACAGATAGCAATTCGGCACTAAGTATTTTTACTGCCGGATTAGAAAGTCTCAGTGAGAAAAATAGTACATTTGTATTTGCAACACACTTTCATGAAATAACCGAGTATGATGAGATTAAGAATATCTCCAAGATAAAGATGATGCATATGGAGGTCATATACAATAGCGCGAAGGATTGTCTCGAATATAATCGCAAGTTGCAAATGGGTCCAGGCACATCAATGTATGGCCTGGAAGTATGTAAGTCGCTGGGATTGCCTGGAGATTTTACAGACAGAGCACATAGCATTAGGTTGAAATACAACCCAGAGGCGTCTGGCGCACTCTCACAGAAGAAGAGTCACTATAACGCAAATAAGGTTCGTGGACTATGTGAAATATGTAATCTTAAACCGGGCGATGACATACATCACTTACAATACAAATCGCGCGCGGACAGTGAAACCGGATATATTGGAGACTTTGGTAGAAATCATCCAGCCAATTTAGCCAACGTTTGTAAAGATTGTCACGACAATATTCATAGAGATAATAGCGAATATAGAAAAACGAAAACTACGATTGGGAATTATTTTAAACATATATAAAATAACATATTTTATATCTATCATATTTTATATCTATCATATTTTATATCTATCATATTTTATATAATGAATCGCGCTGTAAATAAAATAGCTAATAAAACTGTAAATAAAATAGCTAATAAAACTGTAAATAAAACTGTAAATAAAATAGCTAATAAAACTACGAATAAATTGTATAAAATATTTAAAATTGTTAAATATCCGATATTCATATTACTCGTCGTAGGATTCATAATAGCTCTAATGGTATTATCACAAAGTCTCCCTAAGAAAACAAACGACAAAAAAGACCCATTAAACGTGACGATTACTGAGTCATTTAAAAATGGCTGTAGTAGTTCAAAAACATTAGAAGAGAAAGATAAATGGTGTAATGAACTGAACGATATGCCGTGTAAGACTAACGATTGTTGTGTATTATTAAGCGGAACAGATAATAAAATAAAATGTGTTGGAGGTAAAATTTCAGGCCCGACATTTTCAGCAGATTACGAATACTTTAACCATAAACAGAAGTGTTATGAATCTGGAACAAAAATGAGAATTGATTGTCCTTAAAAATAGATATATTAAATAAAAATTGATTTATAAATTTTACTATAATTATATATTAAAATGATTATCCCAGTTAAATGTTTCTCGTGTGGTAAAGTGCTTGCCAACAAATACAGATATTACGAACAGGAGGTTCGTCGCCTTAAAGGTGTAATTGATGATGTTAACGTTGTCACCTATTTGACCCCGGAAACAAATGACAAGGCTCCTGAAGGAATAACTATGGACAAACTCAAGCTAGACAAGATATGCTGTCGCAGACACATGCTTACGCACGTTGATTGAATAAACCTCAAGACATCTAATATAATATTAGACAGATATATATATATGGCAAAAAAAAATAATAAAAGTAGAAGAAGGACTAATACAGGAAAAAAACGAAAAACTGTTCGTTTCTCAAAAACAAATAGGATTTACCCATTTAAGAGAGTAGGACGTACGCGACGGCGTGGAAGAAAGATGACGGGTGGTGGGATCCAGAACACATTATTACCCTCACCAGTTATGAATGGCTGGTATGATATGATGTCCACTCCAATGAGTATGCTAATGTCTTATGATGGAGTTGAATATCCAAACTCTGCGTATGCTAATCCACTCAAAGGACACAATATAAATAAATTATAATATTTTTTATATCTTTTTAAATATTATAATGAGTAAACTTGTTAAGAATGTAATGAAGGATTTCAAAAATTTATGTAGTCCAGCTCACCTTTATTTAGTGATTTCTGTTGTTGGTATGATTTTAATGATGTTCCAGAACGCCGGAAATACTAACTCATATTGTGTTGGCGCGTATGAGTGTCCTGTTCCCAATACTAGCGTTATTTTCATTAGTAAGGCGATTTACATTCTCTTTTGGACGTTTATTTTGAATTCGTTATGTAAGGCCGGATATAAGAATATATCATGGTTTATTCTACTTATCCCATTTATTTTAATGGCTATTTTAATAGGCCTATTAATGTTAAATGGTGGTGTATAAGTAGATAATATATTTGACTATTAATAACACATAATATGTGCTATTAATAAAGCATAAAAAATATACTTATTGTATATTATAATGAACGAGGAAATTATTCGTAAAATAATAGATAAGTATTTTCAAGATAATCCTTCGGCGCTTGTTCAGCATCAGATTGATTCGTATAACGATTTTTTTACAAATGGTATTTACAGCATTTTCAAAGAAAAAAATCCTATTAGAATTCTTAAAAAATACAATAATGAAACAAAGGATTATGATTTGAAATGTAATTTATTTTTAGGAGGTAAGGGAGGAAATAAATTATATTTCGGAAAACCAATGATATATGACGAGGGAAGGTCTCATTTTATGTATCCAAATGAGGCGCGACTGCGAAATATGACTTATGGAATTACTATTCACTATGATGTTGACGTCGAATTCATTATTGATAACCAAGAGCCTCGCATCGAAACTCTCAGCAAGATGTTTTTAGGCAGATTTCCAATTATGATGATGTCTGATTTGTGTATTCTCAATAAATTAAGTTCGTCTGTTTGTTTTGAGTTGGGTGAGTGTCGTAACGACCGCGGTGGATATTTTATCATAGATGGTAAGGAGAAATGTATCGTATCGCAGGAAAAGTTCGCCGACAATATGCTTTATGTAAGAGACAATGTTAACGAACTATACAGTCACTCGTCCGATATACGCTCCGTATCTGAGGACGCTTCCAAACCAGTAAGAACGTTGGCTGTAAGGATGGTCGCTCCGTCAGCGAGCTACACAAACAAGCAAATAGTAGTAGAGGTGCCCAATGTTAGAAAGCCGGTCCCGCTATTTATTCTTATGAGAGCACTAGGGGTTGAATCTGACAAGGACATTATTGACTACTGCCTATTAAACACCGACAAATTTCGCTCATATGTTGACATATTTATACCTTCGGTACACGACGCAGGAAAGGTGTTCAGTCAATCGGTCGCGCTCAAATATATTGCCACACTTACAAAAGGCAAAACAATCCCTCATGTAATTGAAATTTTGTCCAACTATTTTCTACCACACATAGGCGAAATGAACTTTCTAAACAAGGCGTATTTCCTAGGACATATGGTAAAGGAACTTCTCAAAGTCTACACCAAAAATACAAAGCCTACAGACCGCGACAGTTTTAAGTTCAAACGTGTGGAATTGACAGGCACACTTATGTATGATTTGTTTAAGGAATATTACACATTACAACAGAAGAATATATTCCAGAAAATAGACAAGGAATATCACTACCACGAAGGAACCTATAATAGTGCTATGAATTTCCCTGGTCTGGTTACTATGAACTACAAGGATATTTTTAGCGAACGTGTCGTTGAAACAGGGTTCAAGAAGGCGTTGAAGGGTAATTGGGGGGCGCAACCGCACACTAAGAAGGTAGGTGTGGTTCAGGATTTGAACCGACTGAGTTTCAACTCCGCCCTATCGCATCTGCGAAAAATTACCCTTCCTCTGGATGCCAGTGCCAAGGTGATCGGTCCGCGCCTGCTACACGCGTCACAATGGGGCATCATTGACCCAGTTGATACCCCTGACGGTGGAAATGTTGGACTACACAAGCATCTCGCGCTTATGACTTATATTACAAACAGTTGTCCTACTGAACCGCTGATTGCGTGGCTGAGAATGAACGCAAATGTTATAATGTTGTGCGAAAACACACCATTCCATAATTCATTTATGTGTAAAATATTTGTAAATGGTAACTGGATTGGTGTCGTGAGCGACCCCGATATTACGGTCGCGCTTCTCAAATCTCATCGTCGCAGTGCACTTATCCCAATATACACTAGTATCAACTGGGAAATCTCTAATAATATTATATATATAAACTCTGATGCTGGTCGTCTCTGTCGTCCAATTTTCTATATGGAAAATGGGCGCGCGAGCTACGATAGGGATGCAATTCTAGAGAAAATAATGGTAGGTGATTTCTCATGGAAGGATTTGATTACTGGGTTTGCTCCAAAAACGGACAATTTTGACCATACTAAAAAATGTCATTATATGAAAATAAATGATCTTTACAAAACCAATGATATTCGAGACCTGAGTGTTACGAATGCCATCATAGAATATGTTGATACGTCCGAATCTGAAGGAGCCCTTATATCAATGAAGCACGAGAATTTGGAGGCGAAAAATTACACTCATGTAGAAATACATCCGTCTTTTATATTTGGTATTATGGGCAATCAGGTTATTTTTCCTGAGAATAATCCGCTTCCGAGAGATTTGTTCGCGTGCGGACAGATGAAGCAGGCTGTTTCGCTATACCACTCCAATTATCAGAATCGTATTGATAAAATGGGAGTCGTTCTGAATAACGGACAAATACCACTGGTCAAGAGTTTATATCTTGACAAGATTAGTCGCGAGCAGCACCCTTACGGCGAAAATGTCATTGTTGCTATTATGGCCTACAACGGTTATAATGTGGAAGATTCTATTTTATTTAACGAGGGGGCTGTCAAGCGAGGTCTCTTCCGAACGACCTATTTTAATATGTATGAGACGCACGAGGAAAACTCCTCTGTAGGAGAGGCTGAGGTAGACTCGCGATTTGCGAACATAGAGAACGAAAATGTCACGATACCTAAACCAGGATACGATTATAGCAATCTAGACGAAAATGGATTGGTCTATGAGAATACGTATCTCAATGAGAAGACCGTTCTTATCGGGAAAATAATGACGGCGCCACTAGAGCCCGACGTAGCGATAGACGCCTCCGTATTCCCCAAAAAGGGACAAGAGGGATACGTGGACAAGGCGTTCTTTACAGAGGGCGAGGAAGGGGGGCGACTTGCCAAAATCCGCGTGAGAAACGAGCGCGTTCCCAGTATCGGCGACAAATTTTGTTCGCGGTGCGGACAGAAAGGCACAATCGGATTGGTTATTCCGGAAGAAAATATGCCGTTTACCTCTGGAGGATTAAAACCTGACATTATAATTAATCCTCACGCACTTCCATCGCGCAAGACGATTGGACAGCTAGTAGAAACACTGATGGGCAAGGCATCCACAATTATCGGTGGATACGGTGACTGTACCGCATTTATGAACAACGGACCAAAACACAAAGAATATGGGTCTATATTAAAGGATTTTGGATTTCATTCGAGTGGGTGTGAGTTAATGTACAACGGTGAGACGGGCGAACAGATGGACACGGACATATATATAGGTCCGACCTATTACATGCGATTGAAACATATGGTGAAGGACAAGATAAACTACCGCGCCAGAGGACCGCGAACTGCGCTAACACGCCAGACGGTCCAGGGTCGCGCCAACGACGGTGGTCTGCGCATCGGAGAAATGGAACGCGACGGGGTCCTAGGACACGGCGCCACCAAATTTTTACAAGAGTCGATGCTGGTGAGAGGCGACGATTATTATATGGCGGTATGTAACCAGTCGGGAATGATAGCCATATACAACGAGAGTAAGAACCTATTTATAAGTCCCTATTCGGACGGTCCGCTCAAATTCTCGGGGACGATGGACGACATGAAGATAGACAACGTTACGAAATATGGCAGATCGTTTAGTGTAGTGCGAGTGCCGTATGCGCTCAAGCTAATGATGCAAGAGCTTCAGTGTATGAATATACAGATGCGAATCATCACTGAGGATAATATTGACCAGCTCTCCTCCATGATTAATTCTAATAATTTGGTGGACCTCTTGGGTGAGGGTGTAACCGCTGCCAATGTTGCCACAAATACGAGGGCAGTCCTTAACAAGTCACAGAGAAACGCAAACAATCGAGAGGCACCTCCAATTGAAATACCGAGCGTAGATGCGCCCCCGATAGATAAGACACCTTCGCCTGCGATTAATCCAGAAGATATTGGTTGGAAATTTTTAGTAATCGGTGAATATGGTGCGTGGAGTTCGCTAATAATAAAGGCAGACGGTAAAGAGAGTGACCTCTGGAATAACGACGAATCAAATGATTTTACCGACCCTTCAGACCTCCCCGCGGGATGGATATCAAATGAGGCTATTTATGACGACGGGACGCCAATACCCACCACGATATTATCACAGCAGTTGAAACTTATTCAAGAGCCGAATAACTGGAAGCGCGCCATTGACGCCGCACGCGCACTGAAAGGAAAGTCTGTGATGTCCACACCTCCACCCGGCGAACAATTTGTGAAACCGGGTTCACCGCGTTATCAACCGGCATCCACGATGTTCAACGAGACTCCACAATACGGTATGGAGAGTCCTGATTACCAACCAAGCGAAGGCAGTCTACAATACGGTATCGACAGTCCCGAATACCAACCAAATGAAGACAGCCCTGATTACAAGATATCCACGCCTGAGAAAGATGGTTCGGGTATAAAGCTTAAAATTCAGGATAACCTTTCCAGCGTCAAAGATACAATTCTCGATATAATTAATGTGGGGAAAAAATCAATTCTCGACATAGAAAATGAGACATCAGACGAGACTGGTAAGAGTGATGGAGATAAGAGTTCCGAAAATAGCAAACCAGTTGGTGAAACCAAGATTATTTCTACCGACATGGTGGATAAAATGGGATAAAATTGAATTAATTATAATATAAAAATACCATACTATAATAAATAATGTCACAGCAAAGTAGTGAAATACAGAAAATATTCAAGTCGCGCGGGATTATTCTAGACCTTCTTGAGAAACAGGGATACGATACTAGTAAATACACAGGTTCAAGTATTACCGAGGTCAGTAGTATGCATCTTGTAAAACAGATGGATATGTTACTTGAAAAACCAGATAAGAAAACCTATGTAAAATATCATCTAGATAAAACTCTTCGCCCGACAAATCTCTATGATTACATAGAAGACCTTATTAATCTCGATAATATTTTGAGTAAAAAAGATGATTTAGTAATTATTATCAAAGACGAGCCAAACGATTCTCTTAAAAAAACACTGGCAAATTTCTGGCAACAAGAGGGAGTATTTATTAACGTAATAAATATCAAGAGACTCCAGTTCAATATTCTCACTCATGTATTAGTGCCACCACATAGGGTATTGAATGAAGAGGAGGCCGATTCTATTAAAAAACAATATAATATTATGGATGATTCACAAATTCCGGATATTTCAAGGTTTAGCCCTGTATCGCAGGTAATAGGGATTCGTCCAGGACAGTTGTGTGAAATAATTAGGCCAAGTAAAACGGCAATAAAGAGTAAATTTTACCGTATATGCTCTCCTTAACTAACGTGAATTAATATGAATTAAATTATTTCTATATTATATTAAATGCCAAACTTTACACCGAACGAATATCAGAATAAAATTGAAGATATTGATTTGATTTTTAATTCTCTCCAACAAGATTATGATAATAAAACTATACAAGATGATGAAACAGCGAACATCAATTCTAATACGTATTCGGACCAATGGGATAATTTAATAATGCTTCAAAATCAAATGTTCAATGATATTGAGGAGGTATATGAAATCATTGACACAGAAGACATAAAAATATCAAAATATGATACTGATAACAAAATATTAAAAAACAAATATATAGACTTGAGAGATAAAATACAGGGCGCAATAGGAATGAAGGATGATACGCAGACACTATACAATCAGGAATATTATGGTAATATTCTTATTTTTTTTTCAATTATTGGAGGATGTGTTTTATATACACGGACACGTAATCTATAATCTATAAATACATTTTCTATCAATATTGTATAGAAAATGAATTCGAATAAAGGAGAATTTGATCCGCTGATTAATTTAAAGCAAGGTGCCGAGTTTTTAAATTATGGAAATATTAACAAGATTAATTCCTTATCCCATATAAATAACTTACAGAAAACAAGTGGGTCTAATCTAGAAAGCATAGATTACTCTTCTAGAAATAATCATAACCCCCTCGTTAATTATAAACACGTTTCGGATTACAAGGCTTATACAAAGGAACATGGACTTTTTAATAAAACTGTTTCCGAATATATGATGACACATCATTCATATATGAAAGATCAGGGTAATAATATTTTGTTAAATAATCTATTTAGATTAAACGACAAATTAATTAAGCATGCGTCTAATATAAGCGAATCACTAACAAATCTGATAATTATAGATAAAACACTTGAAAATGATATGATTCAGCAGAAAAAACACGTTGACGATACTATTGATAAACTAAGGATTGATACAACTATTATGAAACCTTTAGAAAAACGAGATAATGGAGACTCTATAGAAGCATTATTTAATGGTTGGTATAGTGTTGTTGGGATGGGTATTTTCGCTCTTTTAATTATCGTGATAATGACTACAAAAACTAAGGAAAAAGATAATATTATTTTATTCAGTTTCATTACTATTTTAGTTGGATTAATAACGTGGTTAGCAAGACATATAATATTATAATTATATATAAGAATGACCAACGAGCATACACATAGTCATTTAGATTCCAGTCATATACATGTCGGAGATAACGAACAAAATTCCTTCGGTAATCTTGTTGGACTACACGAACAGACGAGTTTAAATATAAGGTCGTACAAATTACAATACGCTGTGATGTTCGTATTTTTACTTGTTGTTATTTTTCTAACAGTCAGGGCCTTTTCAAATCCATTCCCATACTTCATTGAGTATATTATTCTCGTAACCGCTATACTAACTTCTATTTATCATATAGTAAATCGTTTCATATAATTATTTTTCATTTTATATATTAATTCATTTTATATATTAATTCATTTTATATATTAATATATATTATATAAAAATGGTAGAATCAAGTGAAAATTCTCCTACTAATGATTATGTAAGTCAGGATGACTATAATAAACAGAGGAGAACTGTTGAAATTAATGTATACTATGAAAAGAAATACGCATCATATCTAGATGTATTGAAATATTTCACATTTTACTGTATTATTTTACTAATTTTAGCAATATTACGTAAACGAATGATATTATCATACAGTTTTACCAATATTCTAACGATGGTTCTTGTAATCGTTGGAGGAATGCACCTTTATCTGAAAATAGCAGACATTAATATGCGTGATAATATGGATTTTGATGAGTATGATTGGAGCTTTAATCCGGAAAATCAGAGCGACCCCAATAAGATTGATACGAACCTACACGATGTTGAACCGACAGGTGCTACTTGTGTAGAAGAATCGTGTTGTAACACACCAACAACTAAATGGTGTGCGTCTAGTGGTAAGTGCGTATTACCAAACTCATTATGTCCAGATGACGGTCTTGACATTTTTCAGAAGAGCACGAGTTGTGATGAATATAATTCTAAGAAGAAATGTAAAGATGATACATCAGGAGATTATTATTGTCCTATAAATAATGAATGTATCTCTAGTTATGACCCGTCGGACTGTGCGTGTACTGACGGTAAAGTATGGTGTCCTTACGAGGGAGTCTGTAAAGACCCAGTGGGCAATGATGCTGGATGTAAAACCAATCCTTGTAATGCCTATACAGTGGATATACAGGCGGAAAAAGTGGGCGTATCTAATTCTAATTCTTGTAATTTATTAACCGGCGACGATCACAATAATTGTCTTCATAACCATACTCAAGGAGAAAACTTCATCTCGGGAATATTTAATACGTTTTCTTCGTTCAAAAAATCAATGAATCCTGTACAATTTAAAGAAAAAAAACACAGCAACATTAAAGCATTTAGTCAATTAGATAATAATTATAGCCCTGTTTAAAATATT